GTCTCCAAAATTATCAATAAGCCCAATATCATCTACAAGAAGATTAGTTCTTGTTTTTAATTCAGCAAAAGTAGCCATTAATTAAAACTCCTTATAAATCATCTTGAGTTATTGGCTCAGTTATAAATATTTCTTCTGGCTCAGGCCGATAAACAGGAACACTTTGCTTCTCTCCTAAAGGCTTCGGATCAGAATAATGTGAATGCTTCTCTTCCCAACAAGTATCAGCGCAAACAAATAACTTATCCCAAGTCATTCTACAATCAGAAGCATAACGCTGAAATCCACACCTGTCACAAATTGCAAGATAATCCCCAGGTTTATACGTCATCTTGTTTATCCTCTAGTTCATGTGCTTTAAGGTACCTGATAACATCCTCAAGAGTTTTACGCCGAGTTGCTGAATCAACTCTTGAAGCAATAATTATATCAGCATCATCTCTTTCAGATATTCTAACTTCCATATTCAATAATTGCTCAACTCGCTCAACTGAAGTCATATAATTTCACCATCTATTACAATCTTGTAAACCAACCACGAAAAACATTATGCAGCGGATTTTCTTTATAAAAAATATACTGCTCCCCATTCAGGCAATTGATCAAAATTTCTTTATTCAATTCTCTGTTACCTGAATTAAAGGACATATATTGACGAACAGCATCCAAAGTCTTAGGTCCAAGCTTACCATCAACAAGTAAATCATCTCCATATTTACCTCGTGAAACATTGTAAGCAGTTTGTAAAAATCGCACAGCAACACTTATACCACAATTAACTGAAGTATCAAAGACTTCGTAAGCAACATCTGGACAAATTTCAGCTAAAGTATCACCTTGAATTCTGTTCCAAAAATTAGTTCGATAAAAACTTTCAATCAATTCTACAGGTGGACGTTCACCAGAGTCAATAAATCCCCATCCTTCCCAATCAGGCCAATAGACTTTTGATATTCCTGAATAAGTCTTACCACCTGGATCAATTTTATTGTGGGTGAGTATTTCATATCCTTCATGCTGCATAGTCCAAGATAAAGCTATATCAAAATGATTTATCATTTTTCCTTTTAAACTTCGTAAACATTCCTGATACTTTTTCTTTTTTATATCGCCCATTTTCTGTTCATCCTAAAATCTTTTGAACATCTTCTCGGAACTTATGATCGAGCTTCCATATTGTTTCTTTTCCATTGGCAATACTTTCATGACACTTTATTAATGTATTTCGAATCTTATCGAGCTTATCAGCTGGAGATGTATTAAAAACATGTTCTGCTCGTTCTACTAGACTCATCGTTCTCCCCTTATTTCCCGGAAAATTATAGCTTCATTCGGGCAACCATCAACGACTCTCTTGGCTGCCGACTTCATATCCTCAAAGTCGCGATTACGTTCGTTGATCTTTAAATACCCTGTTTCCCTGGTAATAAATCCAGGGAGAAGAGTTTCGCACGTCCAGCATTGTTTACATTTCCTTCTGACCGATAACAACTCATACATGGGGGCCCCTATCGTTTCACTTGATTCATAAGAATTTGTCTAATCTCCTGCAACCTGTCCTGAACCTGTTTATCGTTATAGCTGATAAGCTTTTTGATGTCCGTAAATTGATCGGCTCCATGCTTGAACTCAAGGGCTGATAGTGTTGTTATCTCTGCGCGCCGATCACCACAAACCATATTGGTAACGTATGTTTTTTCCCTCATCTCTCGGAACTGCTTTTCCAATGCGGCTATCGAATAATGCAACCAAAACAACCAAGAAACAGCCGCGGCAACCGCCAAAACCAACACCCAATACTTCACGAGCATATCAAAAAAAATCATTAATTAATTCCTTTGCGTTGCCTATAGCGCTTTATCATCATCGCTCGAATCCAGAAGACAGTCCCGAAAATCCGAACTCCGTCGTAATACACCTGGGCCAGTTCACGACTGCCCGAGACTTTGAGTATTCACAATTTGAAGTACATATCGGCCTCTAGCCTTGTGCCTTCCTGTAATGAATAATCTTCGTCGTGAATCTTTCATCATCCTGATATGTCATAACCGAATGGGCGATCAGGAGCCAATGTGCAATAATCTCTCATAGCCCTATCTTTTTCGAGGTTGCCGGGAATAAATAGAGGTTGATAGTTGCCAAAACACAAACGATTATCTCGGTAAAGTTTTCCTCCACCCCATCCGGTACTGGAAGTTCGGGAAATTTCCATTTCACCACTATGAAAACTCCACCCAAAAGAAGAGCAACTAAATTAGAAAGCATTGCCCCTTTTTTCCACTTCTTAGGATCTTTTAATTCCTGGCCTGCCTTAACTGCATTGAACACCTCTGATATCATTTTGCCCTCTCCTTCAGCCACCGGAAAAATTTCTTAATCTTAACAAATGGGATGGTAATTTTTACTATCAATTCTCGTTTTTTCATTTCCGAATGCTCAAACGTCCTTGGCTTGCCAAACCTCTCACAAATACTGGAGTGCCGCCGTGAGATTCGACGTTATATTCATTTTCAACTACGAAATTAATTAGTTGCTTCATCCAGCCTTTGCGAACAACGCCAGAATTTGTGTCAAGCAACAACCGCCCACCAATGTGCACCAGCAAGACTTCGTTTGAGGCTGGGCAATAGTCGATTCTTGACGGTGGTTTCGTGGGTAGGTGTATTTCGATCATGCTCTTAAAATTTGTTATTCTAAATGGTTGATAATAGTTTCTAATCAATCATCAAAGGTTATCCAAACTGCATCTCGATATGTTGCCAAAAACAACCCCATCTTCATCAGTAGTTTCCATGTACAGATCGGACATTTTCACCTCTTCATGCGCGAAGCCAATAAACTCAGGTAAGAGAATAGCTATGCGCCTGTCAATGATCTCGGGACCACTAAGCCCATCGGCAGTATCAGATTCAATCAAGTATTTAACAACAGGCAATAATTCAGGAAGCAGATCATCAACAGGATAACCCATCAGTAACCTACCGATAATTGGCACTGTAGCCAAATTGTCAGCATCAATAGCTGATACATCAAAACTCAGTGCATGAGTACCGTCAGGACTATCTGTGAGAGCATCTTTTGAGATGAGGAAAAATGTCACGCCTTCTCCCATTGACCATGCGTTCTCATACTGCCTACCACACAATACCGTTGGTCTTCCCAGGTTGACTCTGTAATAAGCTCCGAATAGGTTTTCCATTATGCCTCCTCCACGTAGGCTAGGATTTCAGCATCGGCTACTTCACCCCTTCGCCATATTTGGAGATGTCTAGCCCAAATTGGGACTATGTTGTGGTAGAACCATCGGAGGACAGTTAAGGGATCAAAAGAACCATCAAAGCTGGTCCACTCACTCCAATTTATAGTCCCTATAGGAGTCATATCAAGGTTATACCGCATGATCCCTACTCTATACTGTGTACCTGTTAAATTGGTTTGTAATATTTTGAGGTGAGCCTCATCTTTATTCCAAGAAGAATTATGAGAACGGTACGTAGTTCCATCATACCCATTGATTACGACTGAAGCCGATTCAACCATGTCACCTCGATAGAAAAGAGGATTTGGTATGGTGTTGTTAACAGTAAAAATATTTTTTTGACTTACAATACCTAGCAACTCTGCACTTCCAACCCCCATAGTAACCAGTGCAGCAACTGTGCATTTTGCAGGATTAACCCCGTCACCAGCAAAAGCCTCAATAATCTCAGCACTCATCGGCAGATACATTCCGTTGTTGCTTGATGTTCCTACTGCTGAGACTACTGAGGTTGCTGGTGGGATATAGGACCATACGTAGCCACCGGCAGTGCTCAGCATCCACTTAGTGCAGTTTGTCGGGGTAAACAAAGTACCTCCATCCGTAGCAGTAAAAATCAGCGGTACTCCTGCTATAGATGTTCCGTAACTGCACACTGCCGAAGCTCCCATACCAAAGACCTGTAAGCAATATTTCTGCGGCGTGAGGGTTTTGGTTTCGGCTTGCGGAGTGGCATTGGTGAACAAGTTACCGTAAGCAGGCCCACCCCAATACCCTTTGAGGTTACCCACCTCATCATAATGCCTCGCGGGTACAGCCCCAACGCTCACACCATCAGAATCATACTGAGGACCGGCATAGCTATATTGCCATGCGCCACCAACCGCAGATTGGAGTCCATCCTTCGCATTCCACAAGGCTACGAGATCAAGTGGATAGAAATACCGGAGATAAAGCAGTGCCTTGTCAAGTGTTTCTCTTGGAGTGTCTATGGGGTAGACAGCAAAGCCTTTCGCTTCGGTACAGAGTACATTTTCGAAGTTAATATTTCCGTTAGCCAGTAAAATCAGAATCCATTCAGCCAATGTATGAAGTATCGGGGTAGATGGATCGCTATAGAAAACAGGTTGCCAAGTTGCCCCTATTGCATCATAGTCATCGACTGATAAGCCGATACTATCAACCAAATTTGGAGCCTTGAAATAAGCTCGCGGATTGCCGGGTATGCCTCCGCCAGCAAAAAATCCCTGCAAAGGATTATTAAGAGGTTTTATAAATGGTGAAGTAAACATTATTCAAACCTTATTCCAAAAGCATTACCAGTACTTTCTGCCTTAGAAATTCTATAAGTTCCACGAAAAGGAATACTTCTTCGATTATTATTAACATCTAAAACATAAGTCTCACTATCATAAACAAGTGCAGTCCAATCTGCATCAGTATCTACAGCAGGACTTACTACAGTAGGAATTTCAATAGCAATACTTTCTGTAGTAACAACCCCAACAATAGAAAGTGATCCATTAAGATTTAAATTATCCAAAATTAATATCTTATTTACAGCATCTTCTGTAAGCTCTATTAATAATTTTCCTCGCATGATTCCTCCAAAAGCTTATAATAATAATAATTATAAGCTTTTTAATATACTATTATTTAAGAAACTGTACAAACATCAGATATCAACAAGGAACCATCAGGCTTAACAAAGACAACCCAATAATCATCAGCAGCTGCTGTAATAGTCAATCCCAACAATCCAGCAGCAGTCGTAGTAAACAGGCTTGGACCAGCACCACCAATATTAGTAAGCGCACCATTGGTCAAAACAGCAAGACTTGTATTAGCTAAATCAGAAGTCAGTCCAGTCGCAACCTCACTCAAATAAAGCAATCCAGATACAGGAGCCGTAATAGTATTACCAGAAACATCTTTGAAAACAAATTGAACTGCACAGGAACCAGATGCAGATGTTGCAGCAGTCGTAACAGAATTAAATGCAGGAACTATTGAAACCCCATCAAAAGTTGGACCATTTTTACTAAAAGAATATTTTCCCATTGTACCACTCCTTCTTTAGAGCAGCGTCAGGAGAATTGGGTCCCCCTGACGCCAGTATTAAAATTAGTTTCGTTCGTTCAAAAATGAACGTACAGTTTAACTTACGCTGCTCCAGGAGAACCAAAAATGCCCCGAGGATCAGACCAGCCAAAGCTGCCACGAAACGTAGCTTTGAACTTAGCATTCTCAGTATCAAAATCGTTCTCAGTACCAAAAGCATCTGCCCGCCTTTCCATATACTTCAGCCCATCAGGACAATTAGTCCCAATAAACCAAGCATCAGCATCAGTCAAGTAATGATTTACCTTAACACCCCTCGGAAACTTCTTAGAAGCTCGCAGCGCATTAATATCATTATTAGCAGATCCAGACTGTCCAACAGACTCAAGAATTCGAAATGCATCAAACTCAAGCCCAGAAGGAATAATCAGCTTCTCAGGCATAATGGCAATAGTCAAACCCCGATCAGTCTTAAACGCAGCAATATCAATACATGCTTGTTCAAGAGCAGCTTCACTCAAATCCGCAGCAGTAGCCAGTTCATTACTCCAGACACCACCAGACTTATTCGGATGATCAGTAGCACAAAGCTCTTTACCATCAGAATTAGCTCCCATAGTATAGGCAGCAGTAAATGCACGATTGAGCACATTCGCGCCAATCATTTCCTTGGTCTGCCGAATCGAAAAGGCCAACGCACTTGCACGACGCAGAGCTACTGTCACCGCAATCCCATCCTCGTACATCTCACGAGTAATAATAAAACCCAACCCATAAGTTACATGAGTATATCGACTTACAAATCCCTGCTCTTGCTCATCATAAGCAACACCAGCGCCCTCAGTCTTAACTGCAGCAAGACCAAAACCAGTAACTCCAACCTCTTCTTCAAAGGCTTTCGTCGAACCCATCTTCTCAAAGATATCCAAGTATTCAATCGGATACTCTTTATACTTCTGCCCAAACCAGGTCTTTACACCTGGAACCAAATCTTTAGCAAAATTGCTAGTAGTAATAATACCCATTAGTTAATCTCCTTATACGTCAGTTGAAATGGTAAGACCAAGCTCATGCTCGCCAAAAAGAACTTCCCATTTAGCATAATCACCAAGAGCATTATCTTCTCGATCAACCAAACGTAAAATTCGACAGTTACCAGAAGTATCAGTTGCCGTATCACTAGAATCAAGTTCCATTGCAGACTTACCAGTAGCTGTAGATCCACTACCAACTACAAAGTTAGTAGAAAGACCAACCATTGCAGCAGTGATCGAGTTAGCATCACTATCTTCCTGAACCTCAAAAATAACCTGTGGATCATCAACTACAAAAGCATACATTGCAGTAGAAGCAGGGCGATAATCACGATTCGGTGTATCTGGATGAATCATTGTATAAGGATTATCACCAAAACCAATAACAACGCCACGAACAGCCGCACCAGCAGTAGCTTGAGTAATAGTAGGAAACTTACCAGTTGCATCTGCAGCCCCGGCACTCTTAACAGCATCGCCCTTAAACATTGCTGTTCCATCACCTACAGCTACATAATACGTATTTACTTTACCATTCCAGGGAGCACCATTCAAATGTTTGACTGGTTTAAACCCGAATGGAGTATCAAGATTTGCCATAATATAACTCCATTAATTTTTTAACAATTTATGAAATACTTACACTACCATTTAAGCCATCTTTACCAGGACTCTTTGAGTTCCTTCGAATCTCATTTTCAACCTTAGTAATTTCAGCCTGAGATGCCGCTCTATCCTCATTATAAATCTCTTCTGGAAGTTCCATCAGTACAGCGCGTTGACCACCACCAACATGAGGATTAGCCAAACTACCTAATGAGGAAGCTCGACCAACCTTCGCATCTCCAACCTGCACATTCTCTTCTACAACATTCCAGCCAGCAGCTTTAAAATTCTCAACTCTGTCACCCTTATCATTCACAAAACGGCGCACGAAACCATGCTTCTTCGGTGCAGTTAAAACATTCCGTGTTCCCAAAGGAATTCTCTTTCTAGGTTGCTCACCTTTATCACTCTTTACTTTCTCTTGCTCTGCCATTCTCTTATCTCCTACTCTTGCATTTTTGCAATGTCATTAACATATTTTTATTTATATTAAATATTTTTATCTTTTTCAGCTATATCATCAGGTACTTCTACCCAGCGCCAACTCCGTCTACGTTTAATATCACAAATAGCATATCTACTTACATTATAACGCCTTGCTAACTTAATTAAAAGTCCTTTTTCTGGAGCATGTTTTAATAACCATTTAATTACTTGAACGTTTTCTTCAGTTAATTTCTGAAGTCCTCCACGACAAGCTCTAGACATATCAATAAGATTATCTGATTGAGTACCTAATATTAAGTGCTTAGGGTTTACACATTTGGTATTTCCACAAGTATGACGAACTAATAATCTTTGTGGTATCAATCCATTAAAAATCAAATATGATATTCTATGGGTAGTATATATCCGATCTGCCCAACCAATTTGACCATAACCATAATGCCCAGTAGATCCTTTCCAATTCCAGCATTTATCTTCATTTTCAGGTTTATTATAATTCTTTGGTAGTCTTGAAAGAAAACGCCTACGAAAAGAATCAAATCCTATATACTTACGTATATCACATAACTCATCAGATGCTGTTGGAGTTAAATCTTCTTTACTTAAATATACATTAAGATTATTTTGTAATACTGTACTTAGCATTATACCTCCTGCATTTTTGCAATGTCCTCGATATATTGCTGTTCGCTCATAATTCCTCCGCGAACAAACTGATTCATAATCTGAACCTGATCAGGAGTCAAATCAGCCTTAGTAAAAGAAGCATTATTTCCTTTTGCAGAAGACCTTTCAACAGGACTTTTCGGCCCTATAGGAGTTTTAACCACTTCAGCAGGTTTAGCTGCTTCAAACTTATCAGGAAAAACTTCCTTAACCTTATTCCGAACTAACGTATAAACTCGATCAAGTGGCGCTCCTGCATATTGCTGGGCAACAGTATCAGCAAACTTGGCCATATCATCATCTTCCAAGTACCACTGATTATCCTTTACCCAAGCATCATAAACAGGATTAGCAACAGTTTTATCTGCCTGCTTATCAGTAGTCTTTGGCGAATCAATATCTTTTTGCTTTTCCTCAATCTGCTGATCAAGCTCTTCAACTCTATCAACATCAGCTAACTCAATAGCTTCCTTGCGTTCTTTCCGTAATGCTACAATCTCGCTCTCAAGCTTCTTAACTTCTACTTTAAAAACACTTTCATTATGTGCTTTCAGCGCGCTAACAGAACCATTCAAAGCTTGAAGCTGTTCCTTAAGATCTTTATTATGCTGGCTCATTGACTTCTGAATATCTTTCGACTTCAGAATATATGTCTTCGCATCAACAGCATCTTCGCCCTGATGATCTTCGCGCCAACCTAATTGAGTAGCAAGCTCCTTAACCGGATCAACATCAGCAGATTTAGTCTTATCTACTTGCTTGGACTCATCAGTAGATGCAGAGCCTTCCATTTTAACGCTAGGTTTTTCAGGTGACTCTTTAGCACTTGCTAATCCTTGAAGATCAGTAGTCATTTCTGCTTCAGTCTTTGTTTCCACCGCTCCAGCACTGCTTATAATGTCTTCTATGAAATCTTCTGCCATAATAACACCTATTTAAAAAAGTAATTTTGCAAGCACATCATTATCATTAATCAACACATAAGACTCTTTATTTTGCCCAGTCATCGAAACGCCAGCATATCGAGAATAACTTACCTTATCCCCAACCTGTGCCCAAGGAGAACCATCATCCAGATCAGCCCAAGCACCAGAACCAACTGCAATCAACGTGCCTACTGTAGCCGCCTGCTGTTCCTTGTCTCGCGTAGTCTGAGGAATATAAATTCCCCCAGCAGTCTTCTCTTCAATCTTGTCAGGCAACACCAGCAAGTGACCACCAGTAGGCAAGATTCCCGATTGATTAATGTCTTTGAACTCTTCCATAATATTACCCTTTTAAATAAATGTTAGTCTTCTTAGTAACCACTCTGCTCATTCACTTCATCCCTAGGACTTTCAGCCGCATAGGAAATATTTAGCAGTTGATCAATACCAGCTAAATGTCCAATCGCCCGATTCGTCAGTCCATGCGTAGCTTCTGCATCATGACCAATTGTATTTCCATAAGCTAACTGCTCTACAATACTTTCTCGTGTATTCTTAAGTTCTGCAAAGATCTCTTTTGTTACTGGATGCTCTTTCCATTCTGCAAACTGTTCCGCGCTTATCATCATCTTTTTCCTTTTTTCTTTTTCTTAGGGTTTCCAACGAAAAATATAACTATTTCTTTGAAAATCTTCTTCTTGTTCTAATGTCCCTGATTCAACACCATCAAAAAATAATATTCCTCTTACAGGAATTCCAGCTTTCTTTAATCTGCCTAAAATCATTGTTTGAGTCATACAATAAGGAGAGAAGTCTTCTACTTCCTCAAGCATAATTTCTACTACAATTTCCTCTACCATAAAATTACCCTAATCAATTCTTTTATTATAAATATGTTCAAATAATTCTTTTGCTTTCCAAGTAATATATCCTGCATGATTATGGTGATTTGGCTTTCCACCATCAGTATATTCTACAAGGTATCCTTCATCTGCACCATCTTCATCAGTAGGTAATTTCCAGCCACGATAGTCATTATAATCTTGACGATTCATTGAAATAGCTTTAATCTCCTGTGTACCTAGGAATCTTTCCATTGCATCTTGCATGTTACTCTCCTTGGTTGTTTGTCTCAAGCCCATATTCTCTCTTCAATGTACTTTCTTTCAAGCCATTAGGTGCTTTACCTAAACTCATCTGCGTTCTACCAAGCTCTATCTGATTCGCAATAGACGCTTCTTCAAGATCAAGCTTCCTTGCATCATTTTCTATGCCGGCTGCATCCTTGACTTGACGAACTTGCGCGCCTGGAATTTCAGCGTAAATCTTTTCAGTTTCAGCCTTTAGCTTCTCTACCTTTGCACTTAACTCTTCAAGCTTCAGTTGCATTTCTTGCATAACTAACTGCTCTTTTTGAGCACCTGCATCATCTTCTGGAAAGAACTTCTCAATATCTTCAATGTCTAATGCTAACAAGTATCGTCTCAGGATCTCTTTATCATCAAGTCCTTGGCCACGAAGTTCAAGCAATGCCTTGGCCTTCAGCAGCCGTTGCATCATCGTAGTCGCATTAGGATCACTGATCGGTTCTATATCAAAGTCTTGACTTGAAAAATCTGCCTGAACGATTGCCTGCTGATTATCAAGAACAGCACCATACGTCATCTGATCAAGATAAAGAGCATTCAACCGCTTCAATTTCTTGAACTCTTTATACTGCGCACGATGAATCCGCTTATGTGTTGCAGAATAAACTTGCAAACCTTGTTCAATCAGTGCAAGAACTGACTCTGCAGGGACATTTGCTCCTGGAGAATTACCAGCAAGAATCTCTGTCATGCCAGCAAGTTCTTTACCAGCATCAATTAACAGACCAAGCAACTGAAAGAGCGTTGTACTTGGTTCTCTGATTGGCATCGGGAAGACGTTCTTCCGCAGATCATCACCAGTAACATCAACTGGCTTCCACTCACCAGACTTCAGCTGAATAGACTTGCCACGCCCAAGCTTTAAACCTCTGCCAAGGAATCCTGACTGGCGATTGCTTAACGTTCCTGCATCAATCAGCTGATTCAGCAGCGTGTTGATAGCACTATTTGTACTCATCAACAGACTGCCGAATCCCATACCATAAAAGCCACCATCAATGGCAGGCATGAAAAGATAACGCGTAAAGTATTGCTCTGGCAGAATCTTAACTATTGCTCCATCAGGATCTTGAATGCCTTGAGGAGTGTTTGTTCTGATAACTCCATCAGAGGCCCATCTTGGTGCGATCCTGACAAGCTTCTCGGTTTCTGCATGAATCGTAACTATGTAAGGTTCTTGATATCCATCATTATCTAGATCATACCAACGATGTTGCTCTAAGAAGAGATGCGGAGTTTCGTCATCTACATCAGAGGTCTTCTCTGAAGTTGCTTGACCAAGCTCAGCAATCTTAAACTTAATAAAGGTTCCTGAAGTTATTCGCTCAACTATCTCATTATGATATAAGTAAATCCTGTGCGTTACTCGTGGTGCTCGTTCAAGAGATTCGGCAAAATAGTTTACTACCAGATCATCAGCAAAAACAAGCTCTGAGACATTTTTTCGTTCAATAGAATCAAAGTAACTCTTCTTAAAAGCACAGCCAATTGCAGGAAGAGTAAAAAGCAGCTGGTCTACGCCTTCTTCCCAGTTGTCCATGTGGCTAAGGAGTTGGAAAGACATGAACTCGCTAATGCGCTGGGCTTTGTCAAACTTTACATTGTCAGGATCACTTCCAATTACTTTACCTCGAACAACGTTATTGCCCTTGATAAGTTCAGGATATGCTCGACTAGCGAACTGTATGCACGCATCTATGATTAGCGGATATTTGACGTTTGCTACAACTTCGCCGGCATAAGTTTTCTTCTTGACATGTAGCTTTGCCAGATCAATGATTTGAAGATTTAGTGCTTCCCACTCAATTCTGGACGCTAGGTCTATCTTATAACCATCAAGAGACTTCGTAGTAATATCACTAATAACATCAGGGGATTGCTTATCTGCGATATTGCTTACGAGGACTAATGCTTCAGCACGAAGAATTTCTTTTTCGATTGCCTTGAGCGTTCCGTCATCAAGCGGTTGATTTTGTTCTGCAAGAATTTCTTCCACAGGTTGCTCAGAGGCCCAAATAGGAACATCTCCAGTAATATTAGACTGCTCTAGATCAATGGTCTCACTTCTTGGAGCGTCCAGTCGTTCCTCCTGGCCGAAATCAGGGGATTCGTAAGCTGGGTCTATGGGAAATTCTAATGCCATGATCTAATATCCTGTAACGTAGTTAGTTTCTGATTCGTTATATAGTTCTGACTCTTCCCAAGCTTCGAATTCCCAATATGGT